CCGCATCAAAGATCACTACGTCATCTCCTAATACTGCATAATCAGTGAACCATCTTCCATAACCGGAAGAACCACTCTGCCACGCCGCAACCTGCACAATAAAGTGATGAGTTAATGCAAGCATCGCCCAACTAGATAAAGCCCCCATCGGTTGACCTACAGAGTAGGTAACCGAGGTTGTGCTATTATCTTTACCTAAGAGACTAATCATCTTCTTAGATAAGGCATATGTTCTACCCACCAATAAATGTTCCCAAGAGTCAACTTCCTTATTCGAAAGAGCGAACAGCTCCTTCAAAAGAGGTTTTTGAATCTTAAGAGGTAACCTATCGGTGGCGGAAGATAGATCCATAGAGAACATCGGTTCTTTTCCTTGCCTTCCGAGACTTGCCCTGATAGGGGCATGTTGATCGAAAGTACCATCCTGAGGTAACCTTTCAAGTATATGAAAGATTCCTTTATGGATGGGAGCAAGTAAGAACTGAGTCCAAGGATCTACCATTGCAAAAACTCTCATTTTACCAGCTGCTTCCACCTTTAGACCCAATTTCCCTATGATATTATCAGTAGGGATTAACGTTCTGGGTAACCATGATACCGAGTCTCTTATCAGCTTGATATATTTAATTGGATCATAGTACTTCTTAGGTACATATAAACCATTAACTGTATCCATTGCTTCTATCATATCATCAGATAGAGCAAGAGCGGATCTCACCAATGTAATTGGAGAGGATGAGGCGACCGGGTCAGATTTTCTCTGAGGAGATGAAGTGGAAATTGGGAAAGCTTTATATCTTTCCTTAATCCATTCTCTCATAGGAATTTTCTGATGAGACCTAGTTAGAAGAGCTTTGATGAAGATCGGGATATACTTCCCTAATTCATCAAAGATTCTTTCATTACCGTTAAATGGGGCAGTGATAGTCGAAAGTTTAAGAGGACCTTCAAATACTACATCCCTATAAAGGGATGCGATGGTTAAAGACCATCTTATAAAGAAAGTATTATAGACCTTTAAACCTCGTCTTATCATTGGTGGAAACAGGCAGGGGATACCGGAATTAGTTCTAGCTACCCTAGGAGTAGCCATGTTATCAATATGGCCTCCTAAGAACTGTTGTGTTTGAACACTAACAGTCTTAAGGTACTTAACTAATCCTTTCACCCCTTGCGCTTTGGCGATGGCAGCCAATTTGGCTAGAGTTGACCTCGAGCTAGAAGCTATGAACTTGGTTGGTTTTCCTCCCATAGCAGGAGATAATCTTACGATTATTCCTACTAGGGCCTGACCACAATTTCTTGTGATCATGGCATTAATCTGGTCGTATCTAAATGATCTAAACCTGAAACTATTTCTAATAACAGGGGTTTTAATAACCTTGGTTTGATTTTTTAATTTCATTACTGATCATTTGTGTGGATTTTACCACGATACACCCATTAAAGATTAAACGTTACACAGTGACGAATGGAATACCATCTCCAAGCATCGTATGCTACACCGTTGTTTAATCTCATTAAACTCTGTTTCCGCTTTCGCGGGCAGCAGCCACCCTGAGAAGGGTCGGACGGATGTTCCATCTAGTTCATTCAACATATTCCAATATTTTAGCCTTGGAACAGTCAAATATCTAGTTGACCGTACTAGAAGATCATTTTAACAAGAATATCTATACCCATTGGGTTATGCGTGCTTAAGCTCAGGCTTTTCATGACATACTAAGGCTCTCGCGAGCTCCCTCTCGGTGTATCGAAAGTTGCCGGACAAAAAAGTAGCGTCCCAAACAGGAGATATTCAAGACATTGTTAATCTTCGAGTACAGTCATCTCGTTGCGAATAGCTAACTAAGATTTCAGATTACTCCGGTTCGAAAACCAAAGCTTGTCTAAAAGCTCAGCCCTAAGATCGTCTTTCCTTAGGTACTACTATTTTGTGGGATTCAATCCACGGATAGC